AAGGGGATGTTGTAACCCTCACGTTCGACCAGAACGATGAGTTCAAATTCACAGGTCGAGGCAGCGCGGTCATCACGCCGGGGTCGGGTGCCATTGGCACCGCAGTGTTCCGTCTAGCGGTCGACAACAGCACATTGGGGCCGTTCCACATGAACGGCACACTGGTCTTTACGGCAGCGACCAACGGGACGTACTCGTCGAGTAACTACGACGATCCTGTAGGAACACCAGTCACATCAACTACTGATAGTGTCACCGGGGGGATTAGTTTATCGGCGGCTGGTGCTACGGTAAAAACCCCAACAAGCTACGGGAATACCGCAGTGTTAGTTGGTGATTCCATTTCTTTGAACAATTATGTTTCGGTAACTCCGTCCTCTCTGGTGAAAAGCGCGGGAGTAGTAACTGTGACCGCTACTTCCCACGGTTTATATGCTGGGGCAAACGTCTATATCACAGGTACGCAAAGCGGTTTCGATGGTACATACGTTGTTACTTCGTCCCCTTCTACAAGCACTTTCACTTACACCGCTGCTGGAACCGACGGAACCGCTACGCTAGGGGCATACCCAAGGGTTGCTAATTTACAACGCTATGCAGACTCCGGCTACTTAGTCTGGGGCAATATTTTCTCAGGCCAGAAGTTTGACATTATTGGAAAGTCGTGTTCTGTTGGAAGAACAACAACAGAAATGCTATCAAAAATTAGCGAAGTAACTCCGTCTGGCGCAAACTGGGCTTTTGTTCTTGGTGGAACGAATGACACAGCAGCAATATCTTCACCGGGTAGCATATCCACAACAACAAGCAATTTAACGCAAATTTATAATGCTCTGACTAATGTTGGCATGAAAGTATTTGCGCTAACGGTCCCTCCTCAAGCATCGCCAGTTTATACGGCGACTACGACAGAGACAATCTGTGAAATCAACGCATGGATAAAGAGTTATTGCCGCACGAACCCAAATGTGATCTTGGTCGATACTTTTGCGGCGCTTGTTGACCCAATGAATGCGTCAAAGGGGATTGCATTAACTGGCACGATGCAGTCAGATGGGCTGCATCCTTCCCCATTAGGGGCATTCAAGATGGGACAAGTGATAAACGCCGCAACGTCATTTGTCGTGGCAAACGACTTCCGGACAACCAACAATGGTGATAACTACGGGACGAACGCAAATAACAAGAATTTAATGGACTACGCTCCGTGGACCAATACTGGTGGCACTGTCGCTGCACCGCTTACTGCGGGGGTTGCTCCGACAGGCTGGACACTTGAAGGTGGCGGAACGCCATCATGCACTCCTTCGGTATCGGCACGTTCTGATGGGTTCGGTTACGATATTGTGCTTCCGATAACGTCTAGCGCAAATGGGGATAGAGTCCAAGAGCGAAACAATGTAGCCCTCTTTTCGCGTCTGGTTGCCGGTGGTGTGTATGTTCTTGACGCCACCGTGAGTGCAACAGGGGTATCTGGTAGTAATATTTCTACCATTCATCTTGCGTTTCAAGGGTCGGTAGATGGTGTGTCAGGAGTATATCTTTCGGCCGCTCCCTACCCTGTATCTGGAACGACATGGAATGCGGATTGGTCTGGCGTTATCAGTACGCCACCCTTTACTTTTACCGGTGCGTTGACTGCTGGCAATATCTATCATTACCTGAACTTTAGCGCAGCAGGAACGGCAGTCACGGTAAAGATCGGCCGCGTGTCGTTACGTCGTGTCGGCTAATTCCTAATCCCCTCTGCACGATGATCCTAGACCGCCTCCTCGAACTGCTGCGCCCTCCCGTTGATACCGACGTGAAGCTGGCTGGTGTGTCGATGTTCCTGGGCAAGCAACTTGATGCCTATGAACCTCGGGTGCGCTCCCTGGAGGCGCGGCAGTTACAACGAGGTGAACAGGGTCCAAAAGGACCGCAGGGCGACACCGGCAAGGACGGAAAAGATGGTCAGGATGGCACCAACGGCAAAGATGGGCGCGACGGTAAGGACGGGAAGAACGGAAAAGATGGAAAGCAGGGGGTCTCTGTGGTCGATTCGTGGATCGCTGCTGACAACCATCTCATGCTCTCCATGTCGGACGGTAAGGAGATCGACGCTGGCGATCTGGCGGCGATCGACGGACACGTTCAACAGATCATGAGTACCCAACTGGCAAATTATCAGATCACGGTAGCGACCACGGCACCGTCGAACCCCTCGATCAACGATCTCTGGTTGCAGATATGACCCTCTCAGTCACCCACTCCACAACAGCAGACGGCACATTCAGCACAGCCGGTGCTACGGCATGGGATGCCTCACACGCACTCGCTGGTGTCGCTGACGTATCCCAAGGCGGCACTGGCAATGCCTCATGGACAGCCGGACAAATCCTCTACGCTAGCGGAACAACGACGCTAACGCAGAACAGCGGGTTAGCATGGGACGTCACTAACAACAATCTGATTGTGAATGGTGCGCCTACGGGTTCGGCTACGACGGATAAGTTGCAGGTCAGCGGCGATGTCCTTATCGGCAACATGCGATTTGCAGGGGCATCTGCAACCATCCAATCCGCGGTCGATAGCGCAGCGGTTATCTTTAGAGCAAAAACAGTCTCAACAGGGAACGGCGGTACACTAACAATCAGTTCTGGTGGCTCATCCGACGCTGCCGGTAAGGGTGGGAATCTATCCTTTACTGGTGGGGCGACATCCAATGTTGCGTCAACACTAGCGGGTGGAAATGTCACGTTTAATGCGGGCAACGCGTCAGGAACTGGTGTGGGTGGAACATATCAAGCAGTTGGAGGGAATGGCGATAGAGGCGGCCCATGCAATATCTCTGGGGGCACTGGATTAGGAACAACCGCTGGCGTAAGTAATGGCGGGTTATTTCAAGGAAAAGGCGGTGCTGCTAGTGCTGGCAACGGTGGCGCGGCTAGTTTACTTGGTGGGGCGACTACAACAGGGACGGGTGGCTTAGTAACCGTCAAAGGTGGCGCATCTTCATCAAGCGGGACAGGGGGAAGTATTGTAGTTGCCCCTGGAGCTTCAACCAGCGGAACCGCTGGAACAGTCAGCATTCAAGATGCATCCCTTAATAACTTAATTCAAGTCGGCCCGACCGTGAATACCATTGGGTTCTTTGGCGCTGCGCCAATAGCGATCCCAACAGTCACAGGGGCAAAAGTTGACCTCACCGCGACGGGCGCTTTGGCAAGTCTGCTTACTCAACTGGCAACGCTTGGCCTCATCATAGATTCTTCGACATAAGGATAAATTACCATGCAACTTGGACACACTTTTCCAGACGAACTGACAACAGCAGGCATTATCAGCGTGGTATTTGCCGACCTCACTACCGGGGATATTCGGATTGCTGGTGATGCTACTCCCGCTCAGATCACGACACTTGCACAAGTCTGTGCGGCACACAACCCTGCGGCGGTGCATTACGCGGCAGTCAATAAGTTCCAACTGCAAACCGCACTCCTGAATCTCGGCTATCTGGCGGCATTTAATACGGCAGTCGCCGGACTCTCTCAAGCCTTGCAACTGCGCTGGAACATGCTCAACACTTTCCAGATCAATGACCCGGTGATTCTTGCGGTCAAGGCGGCAACGGGTACGACGGATGCGGTGGTACAGGAAGTGTTCTTGGCGGCGGCGGGGATAAGCTGATATGGCACTCACCTATGTAGCACTGGCGGGTAGCCGGGCAGACCTGACCAAAGGCGACAACATTGGCACGGATCAATGGGCATTTGCGCTCACTACTGCCATTCCCGGTTCGACTGCGTTCGTCTCTGGGACGACCGACCTTACAACGTCTGGGGGTTATACGGCAGGTGGTGCTAACGTAGCCACTACGTCAAGCACTGAGTCGGCAGGTACGCTAAAACTCATACTCGCTGCTCCTGCTGCTTGGACAGCCTCGGGCGCTGGTTTCACCTTCCGTTATATTCTGTTGGTCGACAAGACAACGAATACGATTCCGGGCTATTGGGATTATGGCTCTGCCGTGGTAATGAACGGAACCAACGGTGATACTTTCACCTTCACTCCTGACGCAACCAATGGCGTCTTTACGGTGACCTGACCATGACCGCTCCTGTCGCAGCATACGCACAGCTACCAACCGATGCCGGTAACACTGGCAAGAAAGTACGCACGCAGACTAGAACTGTCGGCGCTGATTCGGTGCATGAACATTTTTTCATCCCATCTAGCACACGAGAAAAACTCGGGCGCTATGGGGTGCATTCGGGGATATTTACCGTTTCCGCTACGGCGCATACGTTCGGCACATCTGGATTCCTGTGGTTCTGCAATCCGGTAGGGAATACGGCAAAGATTGCAATTACAGAGGTCGAAACGCAGACGCAGTTAGGTTCTGCTTTGGTGGCGGTCACTTCCCCGAGATTGCTCTGGGCAATATTCACCTTCACAGGAGTGGCATCGGGTGCCTCTCTGACGCCGGGCAAGTTCGATTCAACCTATGCGGCCGCAACCGCTTCGATTCGCACTGCAATAACGGGCATGACGCTGACCAAGGTTGCTGACTTGATTTGCACGTTTCCAGTGGCTTCGGCAACGGCAGTTGCCTATTGTCCGCCGTCACTGGATGAAACGGTATTTCCAGAGGAAGAACAGCAGATCATTCTGAGAGCAGGTGAGGGGATTTGTCTCTATCAGGCCGATGCGGGAACTGCGGCAGATACGCGCCGGATTCACACCTTTCTTACTTGGGAAGAATTTAACTAAGGATTATGTCTGACCAATGGGGTCTTGTTCCACTCCCACTCGGTGACACGTTCGCAGCAGCGCCGGGAGCGCAACCGAATCAACCTCTGCTCCCGTTTGGTGGGTACATCGAGGGGCAGGCGAGCGGCGGTAGCGCTGTTGCTTACACAGCGACAGGGCTTGCAGGTTCGTATTCAGTTACCGGGCAGTCTGCAACGGTAGTTTTAGCGAGGAAAGCATCAGGAAGCGCAGGTAGCTACACAGTAACCGGACAGTCTGCAACGGTCACATGGGCGCGGAAAGCCAGTGGCTCCGTTGGAAGTTATACGATCACCGGAGTAGCGAGTAACGCGACCTACACGCCGGGGTCAAGTGCCGTTCATTACGCGGCTACGGGATTACCGGGAAGTTATACCTATTCGGGTATATCCGCGAATGTAACCCTAGCGAGAAAAGCCGCAGGGAGTGCAGGAAGCTACTCGGTAACAGGGCAGAACGCTACTGTAGTTGTAGGACGTAAGGCAAGTGGTTCGGCAGGGGCTTACACGATTACCGGGCAACCCGGGACCGGGACATATACCGCTGGTAGCGTATCGGGCGATTTCTTCGGTGGTCAGTTCTTTGGCGGAGGCTTCTACGATGCAGTTGTTGTGTCAAGCATCAAATACTGGAACGGCGCAGCATGGGCTTCTGGCACGCTACAGCGATGGAATGGTGCGGCATGGGTCACAGCAACTCCTAAACGATGGGATGGCACACAATGGTTATAACTCCTGAACTAAGACGGTATTACGAAGCCCGATTCGCCATGACAGGCGAGCAGGGGTGGCGCGATCTGATGGTCGACGTGCAGGGGATCATCGACGCAACAGACAGGCTATCAAGCGTGACGGAAACGACATCACTGGATTTCCGCCGTGGTGAATTGTCGATCCTGCGCTGGCTCCTCAGTCTTGAGAGTGTCAGTGAGAACGCTTACAAGGAGTTGTTGAATGAAGATTCTGAGTGATTTCGAGTGCTGCTCCTGTGGAAATACCTTTGAACGGCTAGTCGATTCTGACGTGCGCGTAGGTATTTGTCCGATCTGTTTCGACAGCACATATCGTAAGATTTCAGCCCCAACGGTGCGGCTGGAGGGTATCAGCGGAGCCTTCCCCGGCGCTCATGACCGTTGGGCGAAGATTCGCGAAGATCATGCAAAAATCAAGGCTCGAAAAGAGGCTTGACAATAGTGCATCAAGAGTGTAGAACGCACACAACCCGCGAATGATAGTGAGCAATCACTTCACTGGCGACTTTTCATAGCAATACCGACAGAGTACCGCAAAGAACCAGCGATGGTTGCGACCGGGAAAAGGAGAGCGTGATGGCAGAGATTGTCGATTTGGAAATTGATACAACAACGGAACTGGACCCCGCACCCGCCGATTCGACGGAGGTGACAGTAGAGGAACCCGTAACACCGGCAGCAGCGGCACCTGAAGATGACCTACCTCCTCAGTTCAAGGGGAAATCCTTGGCAGAAGTTGCCAAGTATGCGGCAGCTACGGAGAAATCCCTTAGCCGCCAGGGACAGGAACTCGGAGAGATTCGCAAGCTGGCCGATGAGTTGATCAAATCCCAGTTGGTAAAGAAGCCGGAACCAGAGGCACCCAAGGAAGTTGATTTTTTCGAGAATCCGCAGGAAGCAATTCGCAATGCCGTCGGCAACGATCCGCGCCTCAAGGCTATTGAACAGCAGAACATTGTTTTTCAACAGCAACAAGCGCGTCAAGTATTGGCTCAGAAGCATCCAGACTTCAGCGAAATTGTTCTAGGCGACCCAGAGTTTGCAAAATGGGTCGGTGGAAGCAAAATCCGAACTGCGTTGTTTCAAGCTGCTGAAAAATTCGATGTCGATGCTGCTGACGAGTTGCTCTCGACGTATAAGCAGTTGAAGACGGTCAAGGTGGCACAGCAGGCTCAGGAAACGGCGAAAGTCGATACCAAAGCACGCGATGCCGCTCTCAAGACTGTTGCTGTGGATACGTCGGGGTCCGGTGAGACCACTCGGAAAGTCTACCGAAGGGCTGACCTTATCAGATTGAAGATGCGCGACCCTGCCCGATACGAGTCGATGGGTGACGAGATCATGGCGGCATACGCTCAGGGGCGTGTTAGGTAATCACCTTAACTTTTCAGGAGCAATATCATGGGTTTAGGCACTAACCAGAGCACTATCACAACGCAGGCGAATTTTATCCCCGAACTTTGGAGTGACGAGGTTCTAGCTGCATACAAGCAGAACCTCATTCTCGCCAACCTCATCACCAACATCAACTTCCGTGGCAAGAAGGGCGACACCCTGCATCTGCCCGTACCGGCACGCGGCGACGCATCGGTTAAGGCAGCGAATACGCAGGTCACGCTGATCGCTGACACGGCAACGCTGATCGACGTGCTGATCAACAAGCACTTCGAGTACAGCAAACTGTACGAGGATATCGCTGAAGTTCAGCAACTGGCCTCCGCTCGGAAGTTCTATACCGACGACGCAGGCTATGCGCTGGCGAAGCGGATCGACCG